GAGCGGCACGAACTACAGGAGGGCCACGTGACGTACCCGTCCACCCCGCGCCTGATAGCGGCGCTCCTGCTGATGATGCTGGCGTCGGTCGGCATCATCACGCTACTCTCCTAGCTCTCTCGCGGCGCTGTCCTCCATCGCCATGCCACTGTCCTTTCCTCCTTTCGACAACGCACCCGCAGCGCCGCAAGACGAGAAAAGCCCCCACTCTGCATCCCGCAGGGTGGGGGCCTTTTTTTGTTTGGCAACCAGTTGCCTATTCCTCGTACTCGTCAAGGTCGCCGCGCAGCTCGCTCACGACCTTGAAGCCAAGCGCGTGCAGCATCCCCTCGGCGAGTCGCTCCGGCTTCTCGCCGCTCACACAACTGCCGTCAAGGGAGGTCTTGGCGACCCTCGATAGGATGCGTGCGCTTCTGTCGATGCACATGTCTAGCGGTATCAACACGTACCTCATCGCGCCTCCTGCTCCTCGACCATGCGCACGAACCGCTCGGTCTGGCAGCGGCCCCACAGCTTGCGGCACAGGGCCATCGCAAGGCCCTTCTCGGGGTCGTAGTCCTCATCGTGGCACTTGACCACCGTCTTGGTGCCATCCTTCCAGAACACGATGGTGGCAGGGCCGTTGCGCACGATGCGCTCTGGCGTGGCCTCGTCCTCGGTGACGTGGTAGCCAATGTTGTGCAGCCAGCTAGAATGGAAGCCGCCGTGCTTGTTTATCTCGGGTGCGGTGATGGACACCGTGTTGAATTTGAACGTGATTGTCTGACTCTCAGGTGGCATTAGCCCCTCCTTACCTCGTAGCTTTCAGGCAGCTCGCTGCCAATGTTGAACAGGACGAAGTCCGCGACCTCGAACAGCCGCATCCCCTCGGGCGGCTCATGCATGTCGGGCCGCACCCTCGCGTCCTGCAGCCTCCCGCAGATGCGGCACCTCCTGCCGACCCAGTAGAACGGCGTCTTGGTTCCGTGCGAGACGATGTACCCGTGGCCGTCGATGCAGACCTGCTCGTACTCGTGCTTGTGGTCGCTGCGGACGTGCATCTCCTTGGCCCTCTTGCGGTGGCGCGGCGGCTCCTCGCCCTCTAGTCGCTGGTCAATCACTCGACCACCTTCCTTCCGCAGTTTGGGCAGAAGTTTGGGTGCTTGATGATGGTGTGCTCGTCAGCCGCAATCATCGTGTAGGTGTCGCTCGTGTTCGTGAACATCCGCACGCCACACTCCGAGCAGCAGAAGTCGCTTGGGTCGCCCTCGTCCCGGCACGTCCCCGGCCCCAGCGTCGTGTCCACGGCCTGCTCGGGGGTGTACCCGGAAAGGCAGACGATGCCCAGCTGGTCGAACGGCTCGTCGTAGTCGAACCGCCACGCCTCGCCGTTATGCTCCACGTAGGTGGCGGCATATCCGTCCACAGGCTCCCACTCCACCCCGCGCTCGTCAAGCAGCGCACGCAGGCGCTCGGTCGCGCTAGTCATGGTCGGCCCTCCTGTTCCATGCGGCGATGGCATCATCCTTGGTGACGAAGCCGTGAAACTCGTCCTCGGTAATGTGCGACCACGCCGGGCTGTAGCCAGCGTTCCAGATGCCGCAGCGTCGGCATTGAACGACGAAGCCAACGTCCCCGTGCTGGTATGCCTTGGCCTCTCCCCCACAGAACGGGCAGGGCAGCAGCTTGTCGCTCATGCGTCCACCTCGATTCCCAGCTCGTCCAACTTGTCGGCAACCTCGGCGTAGAAACCAAAGTCAAGCAACGAGTCGCGCCGCGCCCACAAGTCCCGCACCAGCTCCCGCAGCTTGGCGTTCTCGCCCATGATTTGCCGAGCATTGTCAGCATCATCGGACAGGCACGAGCGCAGGCGGGCGTTCTCGTCTTGCAGCTTGGCGTTCTCGTCATTGAGCGTCGTGATGTACCTGCGGAGCGTCTGCATTTCCTCGTCCGAGATGTAGTGCGCGTCAAGTTCGACGCGATAGGACAGTCCGTCCTTGGTGACGGTGAAGGGGCTTGGTGTGAGTGCGTCTGCGTTTGTCCATTCGATGTTGAAGCTCACTTGACCACCCCCAACTCGCGCATAGCTGCCCAAGCAGGGCAGCGAAGCTCTGCGTGTTCGTCATTGGGCCAGCATCCGAATTCGAGCACACAGGGGCTTTTGCACCAGTTAGGGTCTGCCCACTCACAATCAATCCCTAGGGCTTCGGCCATCCTCGCCACCAGCTTCCGCAGCCCATCGTTCTCGTCCAGCATGTCGGCTGCGTCGAGCAGCAGCCATGTCTGCATCGGCCCGGCCACCCACTCCATGCTGCCGTCCCCGCACACGTCGCGGAACTGCTCGGCAATGTCCGCTGCGCTCAGTCCGGTCCTGTTATCTGCCATCACTCGTCACCTACCATCCGCAGCTTGGCGGCGAACTCGGCGATTAGCGCATCCTCGCTAATCTCGTAGTCGCCGATATTCAACGCCTTGGTCACGAACTCCCGCAGCACGTCCTCGACGGTCGGGGCGTGGTGACGGAGCAGCTTCGGGCTTATGATCGCCCTGTTCTCCGCGTCCAGCTTCACCATCCATCCGTACCCGCTCGCGCCACGGCTCAGCTCCATCGTGTCGATGGGCGCAGGGGCCGCATAGCCGCCGAACGGCAGCTTCTCGTCCACCAACTCGCCAATGTGCAGCACATCGCCATCCTCGCTCACGGGCAGGCGCACCCAGCCGCTCTCGGCCATGTTCTCGTCCGTCATGGGCTTGGCGTCGATGGTCAGGGCGCGTTGCATCTCATCAACCTCGCGCTCGATGGCGTCCAAGTTCTTAAGGATGTTCTTCTCGCAAATGATGCTGATGCCCTGACCAGCGCCACCCGTCACGTACCTGCGCAGCCTGTCGATGCTCTCCATCTATCCCTCCCTCAACTCGTTGTCGTACCGCCACATATAGCCCCCAGCCGTGTGTGCTTTACCCCTGCAAACAGCAGCAATAGACGATGCGTCGATACCAAGGACTCTTGATGCTTGGCGTGCAGAGTTGAAGCGCATCAAGACTTCGCCATTAGTTCCAACTACGGGCTTGCTTATGCGTTTACTGCATCTCTCCAAACGAGTCCCGTAGGCGTTGTTATATCTAGGCGTACACCATTCGAGGTTTGACACATGATTGTTCGTTTTATCTTCGTCGATATGGTTGATTTGTTGGTACCTATTGGGATTTGGTATGAAAGCCTTTGCGACAAGCTGGTGCACCGAATGGTTTGTCGCGCCGTGGCCGTTTCTGAGACAGACTTTCAGGTAGCCATGTCTGTCGAAACTTGGCTTCATGATTCTTTCTGGAATTGGTGTTGGCGCTCCATGCTTGCCTTTTCGCATTCTCTTTAGACTCTTCACTCGTCCGAGATTGCTGACTTCATACCTCCCTTCAAACCCTGCGATAGCTCGCCATTCTTCGGTCATTGTTTGCGACACCCCCAAGAGCAGAAGCCGTCAGGGTCGTTCGTCACGTGCGAGAAGAAGTCGCAGTAGTCAGCACCCCAGTAGCTCATGCAAAACTTGCAGTCGCGGCACCGCACGATGCGCTCGCACACCTCGTTGCCCCACTTGGGGAACACCCGGTCGCCGTCACGCAGGCACTCGCAGACGTACTCCCCGGCGCTCTCAAGCGGCGCGTAGCCAGCCCTCCTCATGGTCATGTCACCCAAGAATCCTCACTCCCCTCGCCACGTATGGCCTGAACTCCACGATGCCCTTGCGCCCGAGCCTGTGCAGGTGCGCCCTCACCGTCGACTCGCAGACGCCTAGCTCGCCCGCCATCTCGCGCATCGTCGGCGCGTACCCGTTCCTGTAGACGAAACGCCTGATGTGCTCCAACAGGCGCTCGTCAGTCAGCTTCTGCTCGAACCTCATCGGCCAGAACTCCCGAACCCGGCACTCCCACGTTCGCCGCCGTCAATCTCGTCCACCTCGGTGAACGTCGGGTACAGGACGGGCATCACGACGAGCTGGATGAGCTTGTCGCCGCGCTCAAGGCGCACCGGCTGTGCGCCGTGGTTGTAGACCTTGGCGACGATTGCGCCGTCGTAGCCCTCGTCAATCACGCCCTCGCCAACGATGCCGTGCTTGACGTTCAGGCCGCTCTTGCTCTTGAGCATCCCGACCGTGCCGTGCGGCAGCTCCACATGGACTCCGGTGTTCACGATTGCGCACCCGCCAGCCGGGATGGTGACGGCCCTCGGCGTGCGAATGTCTGCCCCGGCGTCGGTGTCATGCGCACGCTCTGGCATGTACGCGCCCTCGTCCAGCTTGACCTTGATTTCAGGCATCACCCAGCCGTCGACCCAGTGTCGCCCGCCACCACGGTCGTGGTAGTTGTCGGTCATGTCAGTCCCCCTTCTCCTCGAACAGGCCGCACCACACGGCCTCGCACGGGTCGCAAATCGCGGCCAGCGTGCCGTCGTCCTCCTGAGCGGCGCACTTCACGACGCCCATGCACGGCAGTCCGTCGCCCTTGAAGGCGTAGGCCCTCCCGTGCCTGCAGTTCCAGCAGTTCTCGTAGCGCGTGATGCCGAGCCGCTCCCCCAGCCATAGGTGGATGCCAGTCAGCAGCCCTCCTACCAACTTCCCCTCCAATCCGTGAGGGCCGGTTTCCCGGCCCCCACACTCGTCTATGGGCAACTAGTCCAGTTGCTTGCTTACCTTGCTGCTACGGACGCTCTGAGACGCCAGACAGCCACTTGCGCTGGTCTGCCATCAACGCCTCGACGCGCTTGATGAAGTCGGCCATCGACTGCCGCTCGTCCTCGCCGCCGACTGCGTTGCGGACGTCGGTCTTGAGGGCGTGCATGACAGCCGCCTCGACCGAATAGAAGTAGTGCCCGGTCGGGAACCACTTGAGCGTCCCGTTATCCTCAGACGTCGCGTCCTTGCCGCGACCGCGCTTCTCGTGCCTGTGGTACAGCGTGAGGTTGAGCGCGTCAGCCCTCCTCACCTGCCAGTCCCCGAACTCAATCATTCGCCCTCCTCGAACTCGCCGCACCAGTCGACCCACTCGACCGATGGGAACAGCCAGACCCACTCGTCCTCGACCAGACCTCCCTGCCTCGGGTGCCTGTGGCACTCGCCGCAGTCGTCCGTGCGCTCGGGGTCTGCCTGAAACCAGCGGCACCGCCAGCAGGCGGCGCTGCTACCGCTGCCACTGGTTGTCACGGGTCTTGTCCTCCTCGATGTAAGTGACGTTGCGCAGCATCACCATGAGCTTCCCGTTGTAGTTCTCAAGCTCGACGGCTGGTGCCTCAAGCTCAATCGCGTCGGCGACCGTGTTGCGCACCTTGTCGTAGTCGGGAACCATCACCCAGTTGCCGTTGTCGAAGTTGATTCGTGCATCGCTCATTGCTACTACCTCCTAGAAAGGCAAATCCTCGTAGGCGAAGTCCATCGCGGGTGCCTGCGGCGCGGGGCGGCTAGGCTCCTCGTAGGTCGGCTCCTGCGAGCGGCTCATGAACTCCAAGTCCTCGGCGATGATTTCCACCTTGCTGCGCTTTGAGCCGTCCTTTGCCTCCCAGCGGCGCTGCTTGAGGTGACCGCGCACGGCCACCTTGCTGCCCTTGCTCAGGAACCGGGACAGCGCCTCGGCGCGGTTGCCAAACATGGTCACGTCGTAGAAGCTCGGCACGTCCTCCCATTCCCCGGTCGACATGTTCTTCTCGCGGTCGTTCACGGCGATGGTGAAGTTCATGACCACGGTCCCGGTGGTGGTGTGGCGGACCTCCGGGTCGCGGACGAGGTTTCCGACGAGCGCACACGTGTTGACTGCCAT